CAATTGAAGACAGCGAATTTCTTAGATTGTTTTGAATTTGTAAACCAACATCAATTAATTCTTGTGATTTATTTAACATTTCAATAACCGGTGCTGCTGAAATTTTTTCTAACGCTTGAACATTAATTTTTCCTAATCCAAGATCAGCAAATAATGCAGACGATGCATTATTAAAAAATGGTGATAATATTTGATTATTAAATACTTGGTTATTTTCTAAAACAGTTGAAATAAATTTAGGATTAAGATTTGAATTAAAACTTTCAATTACTGAATTTGAAAAATCAACACTGCTATCACTTTGTCCAGGACGCCTTAATAAACTTAGTGTTTGTACAAATTGTCCCTTTGATAAAGCTGTACTAATAGTTATAACTTTATAAACTCCGTTAAATGCACTATTTGGATTTATTTGTAGTGTATTTCTTAGATTGTAATCAATAGCACTATTAAATTTTATGAGAATATCAACTTCAGTTGATTTTGTGTTTATAGTTCCGTTTGTAGTTGTAAATTTGTTTGCTGCAAATCTTTGATTTCCTGCATCATTGTCTATTAAATAATGCGGGTCTCCCCAAATTGTTAAGTCTAAGGCAATATTTTCAATATCGCTTTGCATAACTAATGTTTGAAAATGTTCAGCTACACGTTTTTTATCAGTCTTTTTAGCAGAGCCGCCTTTTATATTTGTACCTGTTGACACTACTTTTTCACTTCGTTGTGGAAATCTTCCAGCGGCTTCTTCATACCCATCAGTTATTTGTGATACATCATTCTGACTAATTGCTGTTTGTTCTTCTGTAGCAACACCAGCTTTATGTTTGTCTTCAGTTGCCTGTGTATCAGTTATTGGTCTAAAAAAACTATTATCAATTTTAAATTCAAAATCAAGTACATCGATATTTTTACCAGTATATGTATAATTATATGCTTTAATACAATCTTGTATTAATTGATTATAATCACGATCGGACGAATTATCAAATTTTCCATAATCCATTTGATAAGGAATTACAGCAAAGATAAATTCATATGCAGGACGGCCTGCACCGTTATCATCACTAATAATTTTTAATTGTCCGTCAATTCTAAACCATTCAATTTTTTTATCAGATCCAGGCTTTAAATTAACTAGTCCTTCGGCCCATTCGCTACTAAGTATTACTTCTTCAATTATTTTTTCTATTTTTGTACCCGGAGAGAACGTAAATTCTCTATTATTTGGATCAATTGACATACTTCCTCGTTTATAAACACCATTATCCCAAATAAGATTGTCAACACCAAAAGGACTGGTGCCTTTTGTTTGAAAATTATCAGTTATCGGACTACTTCCAAACTGATTAGAATTTGAATTTACCTTTGTAGTTCTAGTAAGCGGTCCGGATTGAACTGGAATATCTTTATTTCTATTACCAACTGCTAATGAACCAGTTGGTACGTTATCGTATGTGCTACCAAGTTGGTTTATTGCTGATGTATTTTCGTTAGCATAGTCTTCAGGCGACATTGCGCCATAGTTACTTGAAACATCAGCAGCTTTATTTTTATTATAATCCTGGTAGTCTTCAGGTGCTACTGCACCATGATTTGTAGTGTTTGCTACTCCTGTACCTGATCTAACCTTAAATTTATTTTTATTATGAAAAGAGTAGTCTTCGGGCGACATTGCACCAAAGTCAGTGGTATTTCTAACACCAACTGCTCCTTGTGTTAAACTACGTTGTCCGTCAATACTTGATTGTACTTGAGTAGGATCTTTTGGAAATACAATGTAATATTTGTCTGCAACTGTTTTTTCATTTTTTGAAACTCTGTCTAATTCTTGTTCATTTAACAAAAATTGTAAACTAGTTTCATTTAATGATAAAACTTCATCAACTGACTGTCCTTTTATCTTTACATCTGTAGTTACTTCTTGAAATGTATCTGTAAACACTTGATGATTTGCCGGTATTGCTTTAATTTGATAAGTTGATCCTGATCCTGTGGCGTTAAATTTAAGATCGACAATTTTAATAGCAAAGTCATGTGTGGGCAAAGATTCAGTAGTATCTTTATCTGTATGACCAATAAAGTCAATTGATATTAGAAAAGGTGCTTCCATTGCGCCGGCTCTAAACCCAGCTTCTAATGCTGCAACGTTTAATGATTCAAAGAATAATCCAATACTATATGGTTCAGTAACAGTAAATGACATTTGTGTAGCTTCTGAAGTACTGGTGCCGTTGTTTGGAACTACTAATGCATCTATATTTAAATCATCAATAAAATATTCTACATTTATTCCTAATTGTTCTTCGGCATATGTTTGTATATTTCGACTTCCTGTCGGAGTCCCACCAGAACTAGCAATAATTATATTACTAGAAGATATATGATTACCTGAATTAAAATTATCTATAGTTATAGCCGATAATTTTAATCTATAATTATATGATCTAAAATGATTTAATTTATTAGATTGTAAACTCATATTATGTTCCTATAATAGATGACAATAAATCTTTTTGAGGAAGATATATACTAGTACCTGCTTTAAAATCAAAGACTGGATCTTTTAATGTGTCCATATTTCTTACAGAGAACACCCACCAAAGTTTTGGAGTTCCGTACAAATCAAATGCTAACAAATCGGGTCGATAAGTATATTGAGCTTTTATTTCATATAGTATATCTGAATCTTGTGCCGGAATACTTCTCTTTTGATACATTCCTAAATGATTTGATTGATTAAATGGCGTAGTTTTCCAAGGACTTGTATGAGAGTACATTATATTATTCCTTTATTTGTTCCAATATAGTGTCCTTTAGCAAATTCGTCTAAACTAAAATTTGAAACTTCATTACGGCTGTATGTTGGAGATACTAATACGCTAAATCTTCCTAAAGTTGGCACATATGAATATGTTGCTGAATCATTATTGGTAAATTTTCCATTTCTAGCTGAAAATGTTACAGATCCTGGAGCAACTGGAACTTTGATATAATCAACACCATCAGGAAGATCAATAGTTACGTTTTTAACAACTACTGGAACTTTATTATATACTACATCGCCATAACCGCTTAGATATACCAGCGGAGGCGGAGCACCTGAATTTGACGACTTGCCATAGAACATCTTGGTTACTGCACGTAAAAACATCATTGCAGCAACCCAATATTTGCCATCAGCTTCATTTTCAACTGGCCAATCACAAGTAATTGTCATATCATCAATACTACTATTTTCGTATGCATTAAATGCATAATTGCTATGAGTAGGATGTATTGAATTATAGTTTGCACTATGAGCAGAAACAACTTGCGGAGTTGCTGGAAATATCATTGAATTACTTGAAGCTCTCAACGGTGCTAGTATTGAATTATTAGCTTGAAAAAAATCAATACCCGTTGGCAAATGCAATCTTACCCTCCAGTCATTACTAGATGTTTGACTAGTTGGAGTAATTGGAGAATATGTAGCTGTATACTGGGCGCCGGACGGTAATCCTAGCATTCGACCATGACTAATAAAAGATTTACCATCAGCAATGTTTTCAAACGTATTCTTTATTGCAGTTGCAGTATTTGCTACATTTTTAACGTCCCTAACAACCGATCTAACAGTTCTTAAACCTTTGACTAATTTAAATAAACTCATATTATACCTACTTTCCAATGTATTTAGTTGACAAAATTAAGTACATACATTATTATAAATACAGTAGGAGATACAATGAAAAAAGTTAATTATTTAAATAACAAAGATATCCTTTTAGAAATACACAAATCAAAAGGTACATTTTGTAGTTATACCGAAGAGTCGTATGCAGACTTTGATATTATATTGCCAGCAACTGACAATATTAATATAAGAACTATTGCTGAAGCAAAACGTAATAAAGCAAAAAAACTTACTCAAAAAACATTCGAAGGCTACAAAGCCCAAGGAAAAAAAATAAAACTAGCCGAATGCGAAGTTGATTATCGAAAAATTACAAAAGAAGAACTGATTTTTCGAATTATGACATATGAACATATTCCTGATGAAATTGGTCGAAAGAAAACACCCAAAACAATTGCAGACACTAAAACAAAGTTAAACTTTCCTCCTTTTCAGCATTATAAGTTTGACGAAAATGATGAATTGCAATGTGTAGGTAAAAGTCACTGGGTTGAAGGTATGGAAAATGGCTGTTTTTCAAAAGACCATGGAAGAGCAACAAACAAGTTAGCAATGATGTGGATTAAACTGTGTGAAAGATATGCAACTAGAGGTAATGTTCGTGGTTATACGTACAATGACGAAATGAAAGGTCAAGCTATACTACAACTATCGCAAATTGGTCTGCAGTTTGACGAATCCAAGTCTCAAAACCCATTTGCATACTACACAGCAGCAGTAACTAACAGTTTTGTTCGTGTTATTAATATTGAAAAGCGTAATCAGAATATTCGAGACGATATTTTAGAAATAAACAATTTAAACCCAAGCTTTACACGTCAAGGTGTAGGCGAATTTGAAGCAGCTGAAAAAAGATATAACAATAGCTAGTATCTTCTTGACAAATAACAACTTTTATTGTATTATAAAGAAGACTACAAGCGAGGTTTAATTTGTTTAAAAAAGCAGCAGTATTTACTGACTTACATCTTGGATTAAAAGGTAATTCAAGAATACACAATCAAGATTGCGAAGATTATATTGATTGGTATATCGATCAAGCTAAAAAACATGGTTGTGAAACTGGAATCTTTACTGGAGACTGGAATCACAACCGCAACAGCTTGAATCTTACAACTATGAACACTGGAATTATGTGTTTAGAAAAACTCGGTGCAGCATTTGAAAATTTTTATATGTTTGCTGGTAATCATGATTTATATTATAAAGACAGACGTGATATTAAATCAACTGAGTTTGCTAGACATATTCCTGGCATAACTGTAATAGATCAAATTTACGAAGAAGACAATGTAGCATTTGTTCCATGGTTAGTCGGTGATGAATGGACAAAAATTTCAAACATTACTAGTAAATATCTATTTGGACACTTTGAACTACCATCATTTTATATGAATGCTATGGTACAGATGCCTGATCACGGTGAATTAAAGTCTTCGCATTTTGTAAATCAAGAATATGTGTTTAGTGGACACTTCCACAAGCGTCAACAGCAAGGAAAAGTACATTATATCGGTAATGCATTTCCACATAATTATGCAGATACATGGGATGACGATAGAGGAATGATGATTCTCGATAAAGAAAACAGTCTTAGCCCATTATACATTAACTGGCAACAATGTCCAAAATATCGAACCATTAAACTTAGTGATCTAATTGATCAAAAAGATACTGTTATTAAAGATAAAATGTATCTTCGTGTAACACTTGATTTACCTATTAGCTTTGAAGAAGCTAGTTTTATCAAAGAAACTTTTATAAATGAGTACAATTGTAGAGAAATTACACTAGTTCCTCAAAAAAATATTGACGAAATTAATACAGATGTTGATATTGAGAAGTTTGAAAGCGTTGATGAGATAGTAAGCAACGAAATACTTGCAATTGACAGCGAAAGTTATAATAAAAACACATTATTAGAAATATATAGAGACCTGTAATGATAAAATTTAAGAATTTAACTATTAAAAACTTTATGAGTGTAGGTAATGTTACACAAGCAGTTGATTTTGATAAGGCAATGTTAACACTAGTGTTAGGCGAGAACCTTGATCAAGGTGGTGACGATACTGGAAGCCGTAATGGAACTGGAAAAACTACTATCATAAACGGATTATCGTATGCATTATACGGGCAGGCATTAACAAATATCAAACGCAACAACTTAATCAACAAAACTAACAACAAAGGCATGATTGTTACATTAACATTTGAGAAAAGTAATAACAAATATCGAATTGAACGTGGAAGATCGCCTAACATATTAAAATTTTATATCAATGATACTGAACAACTTGATAATCTTGAGGATCAGAGTCAAGGCGATAGCAGAGAAACTCAAAAAAATATCGATTCTTTACTTGGTATGAGTCATAACATGTTTAAACACATTGTTGCACTAAACACATATACCGAACCATTTCTTAGTATGAGAACTAACGATCAAAGAGAAATTATTGAACAGTTACTTGGTATCACTCTACTTTCTGAAAAGGCTAGCGTATTAAAAGATAAAATTAGAGAAACTAAAGATACAATACAATCTGAAACACTAAAAATAAACGCTATACAATCAAGTAATGAAAAAATTAGGAAAAGTATTGACACTCTTATTAGTAGACAGTCAGCGTGGAACAGTAAGAGTCGGCAAGATTGCGAAAAACTTACAAACGGCATAATTAATCTTGAAAAAGTTGACATTGATATAGAGTTAGAAGCACATGAAAAGTTATTTTCATGGAATGAACACAATAATACTATTCTTTCTTTGAAAAAAGAGCTGAGTACACTTGAGCCAGCACTAGTTCGTGCTGATAAATCTGTAGTAAAGTTAACAAAAGATATTGCAGATTTAGAAGATGCAACATGTTATACATGCGGGCAAGAGCTACACAAAGATAAAAAAGACGAAATTGAAGCAAGTAAAGCTAAAGAATTAGTTGACTCTAATGCATATGCTCAAGAAATTAATACAAAGTGTTCTGAAGTAATTGCAGCACTTGCAGAAATAGGCGATATTAATGGTAGACCTACTACGTTTTATGATACTGCCAAAGAAGCATATGAACATCGAAACAATGTTGACAACTTAAAACAAACTTTGTTAACCAAGCAGAATGAAGATGATCCATATCAAGCACAAATTAATGATTTGAATAGTACTGCTATTCAAGAAATTAATTGGAATATAGTAAATGATTGTAATTCTACCAAAGAGCATCAAGAATTTTTATTAAAACTACTTACAAATAAAGATTCGTTTATAAGAAAAAAGATTATTGATCAAAATCTAATGTATCTTAATAATAGACTTACATATTATCTTGATAAGCTAGGATTGCCGCATCAAGTTGTATTTTTAAATGACCTAAGTGTTGAAATTACACAACTTGGTCAAGATCTAGACTTTGATAATCTAAGCAGAGGCGAAAGAAATAGACTAATACTTGGATTAAGCTTTGCATTTAGAGATGTATGGGAGAGTCTATATCAAGGAATTAATTTAATGTTTATTGACGAACTAATTGATAGTGGCATGGATGCATCAGGTGTTGAAAATAGTGTAGCTGTACTAAAGAAGATGTCAAGAACAAGATTAAAAAATATTTTCTTAATATCACACAAAGACGAACTAATTGGAAGAGTGAATACTATTTTAAAAGTAATTAAAGAAAACGGATTTACTTCCTATTCAAATGATGTGGATATAGTTGAATCATGAAAAATGACGTGCAAGAAGAATTTTTACAAACTTACTTGGAATATTTCAAAGCTTACGAAGAATTTCTTCGTAAGCCTACTGTTCCTCGAAAAATACAATGTCGAAAGCTGTTATCTAAGTTAAAAAAACTTGCACATATACAGCGAATAGTAATTAGTGAGCATTACATACAATATCGTATACCTGACGGCAGAGTTAATAACAAACCTGATGTTGCTCGTCAAATTAGGGATCAAAAAAAAAAGAATAATATAACTACTTGATGCAATGGACATATAAAGGTAAACAGATTACAGAAATACCAGACGAGTATGAAGGGTTTGTTTATCTTATTACAAATATTGCCACAAGCCAAAAATATATAGGCAAAAAACTAGCAAAATTTAAAACAACTAAGCCACCACTCAAAGGCAAGAAAAATAAAAGACGTGGAACTAAACAAAGCGATTGGAAAGACTATTGGGGAAGCTCAGATAGACTAAACGCAGATGTAGTTTCACTAGGCAAAGATAAGTTTACAAGAGAAATACTATACCTATGTAAAGGTAGGGGCGAAATGTCCTACATAGAGGCAAGAGAACAGTTTGATAGACGTGTACTTGAAACAGATGATTACTATAACGGTATTAT